ATCCAGACTTAAGCTGTTTTATTAATACTTCTGTAGGAGTGCTACTCCATCTGGTAGTAAAGAAATCCTTACCTGGCAAATACTCATCGGAAACATATTGATTTCTATTATGTCTATATTCGTCTGTATTTAAATAACGTGTATTCCAATGTATTTTACCGTGTTCATCTATATAATATCTATCTCCATCTGTAAGTATTCCGTGTTCTGGTAAAGGGTCTAATGAACTTTGCCAATGTTTATAATCATTATATAATGCTTTAGAATCTACATCTATCTTATAAGCATTTTGTATAGGAGTGGATAAAAGTCTTTTCCACTCTATATCCGCCTCCTCTTTTAATGCATCTAAAGCTCTCATTCTTTCGTCGGCAGTTTTATTTATCTTTAGGAATTCAGCTTCCCAAGCTTTGCCGTTATCTTTTATTATGTCAGCTATTATAGTTGACCAATCTGTACTTGGTGTTGCCATCTAATTCCTCCCTATATTAATCTCATTTTGTATATACAAGTAATAGTTCCATCTACACCGTGTGGTACGAATGCATGATTTACTCTACTGAATACATAGCAGTTGCTTATAGTATTAAAAGTAGTACCAAACTTACTCATAGTTGCATCTGTACCCCACATAGTAGCTACAGCATTATATCCAGAAGCTTCTGATTTACCTTTATTATTAAGATTAAACCATTCAGAAAGTTCTTCTTCTTCTATATTGATAGTAAAAGATGCAAGACATCTTATATCTTTATCTGTTACTAAGTTTTCATCTGGTTCATTTACAGAAACTTCTAATCCATCCGCTGTAGTTACAGTATAGTTTATATCTATCTTTTTAGTAAAGAATTCTACATATTGAACATCTTGACCATTAGATAGATGATATGTCTTTATTCTATAATGAGCATATTTACTCATAAGAGCACCCATCATATTTTTAGCAAGTTCTATATTGATACATCTGAAAGGAACCATTTGGTCAAATGTATATCCTTTTTTGTGTTTATCGTACGGAACTACATCTGTTCCAACACTTCCATCATACAGAACGTTATATCCTTTAATAAAAGGAATACTTCCAGGGGTAGTAGTAACTTCCGATAAGTCATTTACCACTTCAGCTTCATTATATAAATTACGTTCAAATGGATTCATTTCTATTTTAAATTCTTTATTAAATAGATGTTTACAAGTTGCTTGAAGTCCACTAAGTAAAACTTTATTCTTTCCTAATTCTACTTCTTTAAACTCTCCATTTGGCATTTGTTCCAATTTATATAAACGTCCGTCCCATAATTTGAAATCATCTTCTATGTTAAAAAATATCTTTTTTAAATATTCTTTTAATTTATTAAACATAATATCTCCTTTAACTTATTTTAATATCTCCATATCTAGTAATTAAATACAGCTCATCATCTACAGTTAAATTATCACATAAAGTATTATTAACTTTAACATCTGGTTCTACCCAATGATATTGAGTATAATTCCATCTAGGAGTTCTGAAACTTATATCAGATATAGGTTTTATCTGGTCTATCATAAGAAGATAATCATCTCCATCTCCCATAAGTATTATAACTCCTCCATCTCCTAGGAACTCTACTCTCCAAGCTTTAAATAATCTTAATATATATTGTAGATATTGCCCTATTCCTCCGTATAACATAGAAGCACTGAATATAACTTCTGTGATATCTGGGAACGAACCATTGACAGCATTTTCTTCAGCTTTGATTACATTCTCAATAGCAGTAGTTAAGTTGTCAAATTCCATGTTAAGCTCTTCTACACTATCATGTATCATTATTTTATCGAAATGATATGCAAGAGCTGGGTCTGTTTCTGTTAAATAATCATACCATGACTTATTATCACTACCAGTAGAATCAAACTTATCTGGTTGTTTCTTAGCTATTCTCACATAATTATATACTTCTAAAATCATATCCACTTCTTTATGATTTCTTGCTTGTAATAATACAGCATCTAAGAACTTTGCTAATCCTATACTTCTTTCTATCTTTTGTAGCATTTTGATAAAGTCATCATTATTATTTACAGGGTCTGGAAATTCTTCTAGTGTGATATCTATTCCTGTTTGTGCAAATTCATTAAGCCAATAGAATCTTATTGTAGGATGCGTTAATATTGTATTGAAGTCTAATACTTTATCTACCCAGCCTACAGCATCTGCTATTGGAGCATTTATATTATGAGTAGTATTATAGTTTACCATAGTCATAAAGTATATCCACATTGCGTAAAAAGAATGTGCAGCACCACTACTACGATAATTTACTAGTTTAGTTTTAAGCATATCTTTATACTTAAGTATATATCTATGAACTACTCCTATACCTACTGTGAAGTCACTTATCTTAAGGATATTATCTATTCCTAGATACTTACTTTCAACATAAGCAAAATCTTCGCTAAATACAGAATGCTTCATTTCAGCACTATTTTCCCATCTAGGGTCCATTTGTACTACTTCATCGTATGATAATATTACTTCTTTAGTTCTACCTTTACTATAATCTTCATATTCAGGTAGTATATATTTAATAGACTTCGCATGGTTAATATCAGCCCATTCGTCATCTAATCTATTTGCTTCTGATGTAGTATTTCCTACTCCTCCCTCTTGGTTATCAAAGTCCATGATATTAGTACTATTGATAGGCTTTAACACAAAGTCTACTTGATACAGACTTTCAGGAGTAGTTTTAAATACGTCTAGCTTATTACCTGCTACGGAAACATGTCCTGGATTTGCTTTCTTAAGCTTTTCTTTATCATATACTCTTGCATCAGTATATTCAATTCCAGGAGGAATTAAAGCTCCATCTGCTCCCACAGGATAATTTATATTTGTAACATCTAAGTTTCTTGGTCTTTTTCTTATCCAATACTTGTATAATCTAAGTCCACTGAATATCTTCTTAGCTATGAATACTAAAGCGTAGTTTGTTCCTTTATACGTAGATATATAGTTTAATACGAACGTCAAGCTATCTCTATAACTATCTGGCATTCTAGATGGGAAGTTAAGCCCAAGCTCTTTAAACTTGTCTTCAGACTCTTCTTTCGTAAAGCTTGTTTTATTCAATACATTACTATAAGTAAATATAAAGAACATACAAATAGCACGAAGCTTTATAACAGTAAGTTCTAAAGCAGAGTCATAATCGCTACTATCTCTCATATAAGAAGAACCATATGTCTTTAAATACACTTTACGTTCATTATTAAACATTTCTCTATATACATTAAACTCTCTTTTATTAGGAGTGTATAATATTTCAAATTCTTGTGCCTGTCTTGCTTCTATTAAGTTTATATCTTTATCTAAATATTGCAAGTATTCTTTATCTGGATTTTCAGCTATAAGCGTATCTAGTTTCCCATTACGCTTTAATTTAAATATCTCAGATTTAGGCAAATTGTGAATAGGAACTTTTTCAGTAGAAGCTATTCCGTGAGTTACCACGGTTCTTTCTATCCATATATATTCTGATTCATCAGTGTTTATAGGAGGCTTCCCAAGAAGCATTCTATAATAAGGATTATATTCTACATATTTCTCTATTATAACATTACTTCTTAGGAAGTCCATTACAGAATCATATATATCTAAATCTTTAAGCTTAGATTTTAATACAGCACCATTCTTAGCATAAAATTTATCCCAAGTTTCTTTGTCTATAGCATCAGATGGGTCCACACTACGGTTTATAGCTTCAAATAATTCATCATCTATAAGCCAGTTATAATCAGATAGAGTGTCATATTCTTCAATAGCAGCTCTATATC